TATGATTGAGCCTTGTGATGTGTTTATTAATAATGCCCAAGTGGGATTCGCACAAACTGAATTACTATTTGAAATATGGCGTCGTTGGCAAGGCCAGGATAAAGTTATAGTAAACATCAGTACACAAATGGTCTTAATGCAATATGCACCCAAAACAGAATGGGACGAATATATTGTGCAAAAGAAAACACTAGAACTAGCACAAGAGATTCTGACATATAGATCAAAATTACCAAAACTAATACTAGAACGTCCTGATGCTATTGCCACACAATCGGGTCAGACCGCGCCATTATATAAAGATGTCAATGAATATGCTAAAGAAGTTGTAGAAAGACTTAAGGATGTAATACATGGATGATAAAGAATATCTGACTAATCGGTCATTCTGCCCAATTCCATGGACTGGATTAATGTATAACTTCGATGGTAATATAAAAACTTGTATACGCAGTTCAGACCCAATTGGTAATATTAAAGATAATTCAATCGAAGAAATCGTAATGAATAGTAAAAATATGGATACACGCCATAAGATGTTAGGCCGCATTTCTGCTAGCAGATGTACACCTTGCTATAATTTAGAGTCAGAAAAAAATGATTTTAGTATTATCAGTGATCGTGTTTTTTATCTTAAAGAATTAAAAGAAGTCAATAAAGAACTTTATAAAACTGCTGGCCAATTTGATCTACATACCATTGATATACGTTGGAGTAATTTATGTAATTTTGCATGTGTTTACTGCGGGCCAAAATTTAGCAGCAAATGGGCTACAGAATTAAACGTAATCGATAATGGTCCCACGACCGAACAAAAACAAAAATTTAAAGAATATATATTCGAACATGCACCACAACTTAAACATGTTTATCTAGCAGGTGGGGAACCACTGCTAATGAAAGAAAATTTAGAATTGTTACAATTACTTAAAGAAAAGAACCCTACGGTTAATCTACGTATAAACACTAATTTAAGTAAAGTAGACACAAAGATATTTAATTTGATTTGTGAATTCGAAAATGTACACTGGATTATCAGTGTTGATGAAATGGGCGCAGAATTTGAATATGTGAGATACGGTGGTAAATGGGAAGATTTCCTGGATAATCTCGATCAGATTAGTAAACTTGATCATAAGATAACATTTAATATGTTACATCATTTATTAAACTATCGGTCATTATTTGATACTGTTAAATTTTTTAAAGAGTTAGGTTTCCACAATAATAGTTTTGTTATAGGAGCATTATTACAACCAGATTTTCTAAACATTAGACATTTACCAAATACTATGCTACAATCAGTAGAGCGAGAATTACAAGACTGGATTAGTCAAAAACCAGGATTTTTACTTGAAAACAGCCTAAGAAATGTGTTACAATATATAAAAACACCTGTAGAAAAGAATATCGAATACTGTTTGACACATATAGCAAAGATGGACCGGAGACGCAACATTAACAGCAGGGCAGTATTCACAGAATTATACAATTTAATAGAGGGCAAATAAACATGGCAAAACCATTCGATATATCAAAATTTAGAAAGTCAATCACTAAGTCAATTGAAGGCTTAGGTATTGGCTTTAACGATCCAACAGATTGGATTTCAACAGGCAACTACACATTAAACTACTTACTAAGTGGAGACTTTACCAAAGGTATTCCGATGGGTAAAGTAACTGTATTTGCAGGAGAGTCAGGTGCAGGTAAATCATTTATCTGTTCAGGTAATATTGTACGTCATGCACAAGAGCAAGGCATTTATGTAATCTTGATCGATACAGAAAACGCACTTGATGAATCATGGTTACACGCACTTGGTGTAGATACTGGTGAAGACAAATTACTAAAACTTAACATGGCTATGATCGATGATGTGGCCAAAGTTATTAGTGACTTTGTTAAAGAATATCGCACTCTACCAGAAGAAGATCGTCCAAAGGTCCTGTTTGTTCTAGACAGTTTAGGTATGATGTTAACTCCAACAGACGTTAATCAGTTTGAAGCAGGCGAGATGAAAGGTGACATGGGTCGTAAACCTAAAGCACTAACAGCACTTGTACGTAACTGCGTAAACATGTTTGGTACATTGAATCTTGGATTAGTTTGTACAAATCATACATACGCTTCGCAAGATATGTTTGATCCAGATGATAAAATTTCAGGTGGTCAAGGATTTATCTACGCAAGTTCAATTGTGGTTGCCATGCGTAAACTTAAACTTAAAACAGACGCTGATGGGAATAAGACTACAACAGTTAACGGTATCCGTGCTGCTTGTAAGATCATGAAGACTAGATACGCTAAACCGTTCGAGTCAGTACAAGTTGAGATTCCATATGAAACAGGTATGAGTCCATACAGTGGATTAACAGACATGTTAGAAGCTAAGAGCTTGCTGACAAAAGAAGGTAACAGTTTAGTTTATACCTTTGCTAATAAAACAACTATTAAACAATTTCGCAAAGCCTGGGAACGCAACGAAGATGGTTGCTTAGACAAAGTAATGAAAGAATTGTCATCTAATGTTAACTTGCTAAGTACTGAATCAAAAGTAGTTGAAGAAACAGAAGAATTAGTAAATGAACAAGATAGAGCTGATATTTAAAGTCACTGAATGCAATGGTTGGCCAAAGTTAAAATTTTTGTTAGATTTAGATCTAATTGAAGATTACACTTTTACCGCCGGCGAAGCTAAAATAACGATACCGATAGATTTAGTAAACGGTAAACATATTTTATTTGTTGAATTCTACGGAAAAACTAACATAAATACCAAAGTAGACAATGACAATAATATATTACAAGATCAAATAGTTGAGTTAGTTGATATATACGTAGATGATGTATTATTACCAAATTTTTACAAGTGGATAGGAGTATATAAATTTGGTGATCAAACGCACCCGCAAGCATTAAAATGGGGGTGTAACGGAATTTGGAGTTGGAGCATAGAGGTTCCTTTAATATCATGGTTATTAGAAAAAAAGATAGAACAAGATGAGAAGTACAATAAACCAGAAATGTCATACTATGAGAGATGTATAATAGCACAAGAAAAAATTCAACAGTTGGAAAATGATTTGAAAAAAATACAAAATGTATAAGAAAGTAGTTTTAGCTGCGTCAGCAATACTAACCATTGAAAGGCCACCGCCAGCGCTGGCGGTATTAGCTGGCATTTGTGAGCATAATGATATAGATTATGATATTTTCGATCTTAATATTTTTTTATGGTCATACTTTGGCAATGAGGAATGGGAAAAAATAGCTAACATTTTTTCTTCATTGACAGAAATAAAACACGATAATAAAGAATTAATTAACAAAGTCGATCGAGTAATGGATCTGGCTGTTGATCAAGTGTTATCGTATGAGCCTGATTTAATATCAATATCATCTTTTAGTGTTATGCAAATTCCATGGACTAGAAGATTTTTAGAGAAATTAAGATCTAAAACTAAAGCTACTATTATTGCTGGTGGTCCGGGTATAAGCTACGAACAAGAATCCAATCAAACAGCTGGTAAAATTTTAGTTGATAATGATTTATTAGACTACTATGTATTGGGAGAAGGTGATAAAGCATTTGATGAATTTCTTAAAGGTAATATAACTCTAGGAGTTAACAATAAAAATTCAAAATTTGAAAACTGGGTGCCACAAATTGATGATCTCGACTCAATAATTTTACCAACATATAAGAAGATTAATTTAAATTGGTATAAGTCTAATTTAGAAAATTTTGTTCATGAGATATCGATAACTGGTAGTAGAGGATGTGTTAGGCGATGTACATTTTGTGATGTAGGGCATATATGGAAAAAATTTAGATTTAGGTCGGCTAAATCTATCGTAGATGAAATTGTAAAACATTATAATGAAGTAAAATGTTTAAATTATTTTTTTACTGACAGTTTAATCAATGGTTCAATGAAACAATTCATTGAGGTTATGGAATCATTGATAAAATTACAGGATGTTTATCCTGACTTTAAAAAATTAAAATATTCAGGACAATTTATCATAAGACCAAAACAGCATCATCCTGAATCAGTATTTGAGTTATTAAATAGATCTGGTTGCGATCGCTTAGAGATTGGAATCGAATCGGGAAGTGAAAGGGTAAGAGATCATTTAGGAAAAAAATTCTCTAATGAGGACATCGACTATCATTTTGAAATGAGTGAAAAATATAAAATTAAAAATCATATATTAATGTTTACAGCTTACCCTACAGAAACACTAGAAGATCATCAGGATACCATTGAGTTTTTTATTAGAAATCAAAAATATCAAATCAATGATACTATCATTGGAACCAATTTGAATAGTCCAGTGGCTATTTTAAAAAATACTCCGTTAGACAAGATGCGTAATGAGCTAGGAATTGAAATATTCAATATGGAATATGCAAACATGTCAAATTGGGTGTCTAAGACTAACCCCAATTTGACACTAGTAGAGAGATGGAGAAGATATATAGAACTAGTTAAACTAACTACTGAATTGAAATATAAAAGATCAACACGTGATTTAACATTAATAGAGATGAACATAGCAGATTTACAGAAGATGATTAAATTAACACAACAAGGAAAACCTAAAAATGAATGTTGAATTAGATATTGCCAGTGAAGTTTGGCTTACTTGTAAAGAGTATATTGGTCCTAAGGATCGCCAAGCCGCCGCTGATCATGTTATCAGTGTTGCCGCTGATCACAATATCACTGAAAGTGAACTTAAAACCTTTGGCGGTACCGACGCTTATCTAGGTCGTGCTGTTAAAGAGTATCTTGGCGATGAAGAAGATCAAGCGATCGCCGATGAAGAAGATGACGGTGATGATTATTAATGTGGTATAGTCGTGTAGTTGCAAGTTTAGGCAGTATTCCAGACTTTATAGATCACTATGAAAAAGAACTGGATGATGCTAAAAAAGAAGTTGGGGTCTATGGTAACATAGAAAAGAATCTTGCTGGCCTGCCTGGTATTACAGAACGCCGTTTTAATCAACTACAAGAGATTGAAGCGGTCCTCAACTATCTAAATATTCAACTACGCAAGATACGTACTAAACACTTTAAGAAATATTTAGAAAACTATCAACGTGCCCTAACAAGTCGTGATGTAGAAAAATATGTTGATGGTGAAGACGAAGTCATTGACTTTGAAACTATCATTAACGAAGTGGCCTTACTGCGTAATCGTTGGTTAGGCATCATGAAGGGGCTTGAAAGCAAGAACTTCATGCTTGGACATGTAACACGCTTAAGAACAGCAGGTATGGAGGACGCATCAATTGGCTAATCACAATCAAAAAACCTTAGATATTATCAGCGGCTATGATACTTTCTTAGAAAGTCTGCGTACTGTCTGTGATATGGGCTGTGGTACTGGCGGAGATATCACCTGGTGGGCAATGTTAGAAAGCAAAGATGATCCACCAGAACCATACAATTATAATTGTTTTGCTGTTGATAGAGATGCAGGTAAATTAAGTCAAGTTCCTGATCTTGTTAATATCAATAAGATTAACCGAGATTTCACTGAACAGCGAATTATTCCTGTTAGTGTTGATCTAATGTGGAGTCATGATAGTCTACAATATAGTCATAATCCATTGGAAACACTACGATTTTGGAATGAACAGATGACGGTCAATGGCATGCTGGTCATTCATGTTCCGCAAAATAATGGCGTAGAAAATAATAGATACTACAGTAGAACTTATAATAATTGCTATTATAACTATACGCCTACTAGTTTAATGTACATGCTAGCAGTCAATGGATTTGATTGCCGTGACGCCTATCTATTAAAACAGTTTAATGATCCCTGGATACAGATGGCAGTATATAAGAGTGATGTTGAGCCAATGGATCCTAAAA